AAAAAATGTCAAAATGTTTCCAGTATTTCAAATGGAATGTAATCAAGATTTACCTATGGAACAAACTTTAGTTCCAATAACAAAAAGAAAGGTTATGAGTTACATCTATCAAACAACAAATTTGGATAAAATAAAAAATTTTGACTCTTAATTGTTTTTTTATTATACTTTTAAAGTATGGGATTAAATCGAAGATTTATTAATTATCAAGAAACCTTAACCGCGCTTAAGTCGGACACATTAAGTCAATATTATGGTAAGACAGAATTATTCTATTTCCAAGATGAGTTAAGTGAATATGTTTATGATTTACATAGTAAAGGTAAATCGTCGAAACAAATTTTAAGATGGTTAAAATTAAAAAAAGTCTTACTTGAAATTGAATGGTGGTTTGATTATTATGTTGCGTGGTTTTTATATAATCCAAATAAGAGATATAGATATTTTGATTATATGAAAAAAAAGTGGAAATATAAATTTTAATATATGGTAGACGAAAAACTTATAAAATTATTGTCAAATAAATTAAGACAACCAATTCACATTGATTATATATCAAGGTATATAATCCAAAAACCAATTGAAGAGACCATTCAAATTATTGATAAATTGGTGTCTCAAAATATCTTGGAGGAATCCAAATACGGAAAAGATTATTATGTTACAAAAAAATTTTAAAAATAATATGAATACAAAAATTGAATATGTATGGCTAGATGGATATGCTCCGGAGCCAAATTTAAGAAGTAAAGTCAGAGTTAGTGTTAACCCAATTACCGATTTATCCGATGTTCCTGAATGGGGGTTTGATGGTAGTTCGACAAACCAAGCCGAAGGATATTCATCTGATTGTTATTTAAAACCTGTTAGATTATATAGTAATTTTTTATCAGGAACAATTTATGTTCTTTGTGAGGTGATGGATAATAAAGGGAATGTTCACCAATCAAATGACAGAGCAAAATTAAAACAAGACCAGGACTTTTGGGTTGGATTTGAACAAGAATACTTCATTCGTAACGGACACAATAAAAATATTTTAGGATTCCACACTGGAGGAATTATTGACCCCCAAGGAATTTATTATTGTGGTGTTGGTGGACAAATGTTTGGTAGACAATTTACGGAAGAACATTTGGATATGTGTTTGGCATATGGTATTGGAATTGAAGGGACCAATGCGGAAGTTGCAATCGGGCAATGGGAATATCAAATATTTGGTAAAGGTGTTATAAAGGCGGCAGATGACTTATGGATGTCAAGATACTTTCTATATAAATTGGCTGAAAAACATAACCTACAAATTGAATTACATCCAAAACCATTAACATCAGGCGATTGGAATGGTTCAGGTCTTCACACAAATTTCTCAAATAAACGAATGAGAGAAACAGGTGGAGAAAAATATTTCAAATCAATCTTCAAAGTATTTGAATCAAGAGTGAAAGAACATATTGATAACTATGGTTCAGATAATCATTTGAGATTAACTGGTAAACACGAGACACAATCGATTGATAAATTCAGTTGGGGTGTATCAGATAGAGGTGCATCAATCAGAGTTCCAAAAGTTGTTGGAGAAACTTGGAAAGGTTATCTTGAAGACAGAAGACCAGCGTCAAATGCGAACCCATATAAAGTCCTTCAAATAATTTCTGAATCTTTAGATTTAGCAAAAGATTTGGACGATACATTGCATGTTATGTATGATGATGTTGATACAACCAAACTATCTGAAAAGTTTGGAACATTGTCAACAAATGATTTGTTAGATGAATATACTAACGACGAGAATTACGAATTAACATTAGATATGATGGAATCAAAGGCTAATGTTCCATCTGAAGAACTTAAATTTAACTTAAATGGAAAATAATAAAGAAATGGTTAACCATCCCGAACATTACGGAGGGTCAGAGAATATTTATGAGGCAATAAAAGTGATAGAGAATTGGGACTTGGACTTCCATTTGGGAAATACTGTAAAGTATATCTCAAGGGCAGGAAAAAAAGATAACGATAAAGAATTACAAGACCTCAAGAAGGCTCAGTGGTATCTTGAAAGAAGAATTCAAAATTTAGAAAATAATATAAGTGAATAATAGAATGAGTTTAATAGAAAAGATTGAAGATGTTACGGGACAAATTATAACCGGGAATTGTGTTGAAGTAATGAAGACATTCCCTGAAGGCAGTGTGGATTTAATTGTCACATCGCCACCCTACGGGGCCAATATCAAATATGATGTTTATAATGACGGAATACCTATGGATGAGTATTGGAAATTCACCATTGATTGGTTATCTGAGTCATTCAGGGTTCTTAAAGATGATGGAAGAATTGCGGTCAATGTTCCAATCGAAATGAATGTTCAAGAAAGAGGTGGTAGAATTTTATTTAACTCCGAGTTTTGGATGAGAATGAAAAAAGTTGGGTTCCAATTCTTCGGGATGGTGGATTTAACGGAGGATAGTCCTCATAGAGTTAGACAGACGGCTTGGGGTAGTTGGATGAGTAATAGTCAACCTTACATCTACAATCCAAAAGAATGTGTCATATTAGCCTATAAAAAATCACCTAAAAAATTAAACAAAGGTGAATCTCAATGGAAAGGAGTTCCAACTGAAGTTAAAGACGAGGATGGTAATATTAAGAAAAAGATGATTTATCAAGATGAGGATAAAAAAGAATTTATGAATTTGGTTTTTGGTAGATGGGAATATTTCGCCGATACCAAGTCATTGACGAAAGCCACATTCAGTTTGGATATTCCATCGAAAGCAATTAAAATCTTAACTTATAAGGATGACATTGTTCTTGACCCTTTCATGGGTAGTGGAACTACTGCAGTTGCTGCTGAAACATTAGGTAGAAAATGGATTGGAATTGAGTTGAGTGAAAATTATACCAACATTGCGAAAGAAAGGGTCAAACCTTTTGTCGTATCAAATCGACAATTAAAGTTGGATATATAATTAAAGGGGTCGAATTCGACCCTTTTTTTTATTTTATGGATATTTATTATTAAAATAAAAAAATGTCAAACATTTTATTAAACAAAAAACAATTTGACCTTGTTACTCACGCGGCAAAATTCGAAGTAAACTTGAAGATTGCAGAAGATAATTGGTCTCGGTTTTCAACTGAAGAAAAACAAATAGTTTTAGAGTTATGCAAAGTCATATATCCAAAAAAATCTAATTTAATTAAAGAAGCTGAATGGTATAATTTAGTTGGTGATATATTAGGTATTGCCGATCCAACAGGTGTTGTCGATGTGGTTAATGGAATTTCATATTTTTCACAAGGAGACCATTTATTTGGTTTATTAAGTATCATTTCCGCAATACCATATGCTGGAGATGTTGTAGCTAAACCCGTTATGGCGTCACTTAAAATAGGTGGAGGAGCGACTAAGGGTTTAAGCTCTGCAATGAAATTAGCTAAGGCCGGAAAAACCACGGAAGCGGCAACAAGTCTTGCGAAATTGGCTGAAAGTCCGGGAATTGTCGGTAAATTTTTACAATCAGCTAAAACATGGGCACCAAAAGTTGCGTCAAAAGTTGAATTATTACCCGGAGGATTACTTAAAGGTTTTAGAAATACGATACTAGATTACTTGAAATTACTTGAGAACGCCGGAGCTAAAAGTGTTAAATTCCAAAAACTAACGGGCAATTTGGCGAAAAATATGGCTAGAGTAAGTAAACCTGTTGAAAATATCAAAGATTTACAATCAATCTTAAAGAACGAAAAAATTGCAACTAATCTTACTAAGAGAAGTAGTTTATCAAGTATATTTTTAGGGGGAGCTCCAAGATTATTTGGCAATAGAAATATGAGAATATTAATGAGAAGGACTAAGTGGTGGTTAGGATTTTTGGATTATATAGGTGTTGGTAACTTTGTTGGGCCCGAAGAATTGGCGAATAAAATGACCGAACAAATGATAACTCAAAAAATGAATGAATATAATCAAACTCCTGAAGCTAAAAAATACGCCGCAGAAGATTTTGTTGGAACAGAAGGTCAAACGAGTTCAACACCGACAAAAAGTGGTGAAGGCCAAACTCAAAAATCTCAAGAACCTGATTTTATTCAAAATTTTTTAACAAATATATTTACAGGTCAAATGACAGGTGGAATCGCGAAAGCATTATAAATAAAAAAAAACTATTAAATAATGAAAGAAGAATTAATATTAAAACTAGTTCAAATACAAACACAATTTAAATTCTTACATTGGCAAACATCAAGTTATTCAAAACACAAAGCGTATGGTAAAATATATGATGCTTTAGGTGATTTAATTGATACTTTCGTTGAATCTATGATGGGTAAATACGGAAGACCTCAATTTGAATCTGAATTTTCAATAATGTTCCAAGACATAAGTTTTATTTCAATTCAAAAGTTTATGGATGGGATTACCGAATTTTTAGTTGCAATAACAGATGAATTAGATTCAAAATACGACACTGACTTACTTAACTTAAAAGATGAAATGTTAAGTGAAGTTAATAAATTAAAATACTTACTTACATTAAACTAATGGGAAAGAAAATTATAAGATTAACAGAAGGAGATTTGATGAGTATCGTCAAAAGAGTTATTTCAGAACAGAAAGAAAAACTATTCTTTGCACTAGACGATGATATAACCCAATTTGAAGGAATTATCGGAAAAGATGGTTATTTATATCCTTATACTGATACTTTTCAAGCATGGAAAATAGGGCCTATAAGTAAAGTTCCATATACTGGATATGCTATTGTTAGAATTGATAAAAGAAATGGGAAAGAAATAATAATGGTGTCAAATAAAAATTCAGATTCAAAGCAATTAGAGATGGTACCAAACTATACGGTTAAAAAAGTTAATTATAACTCAATTCCAAAAAAATAATAAAACTATGACAACCAAAAAAAATATACATGTCCTGGTTGAAAGTGGATTAAGAGCAATGCGTTCTCTCGCTGAGAGATACAAAAAGGCCGAAATCTACTTTCACCAGGACCTGTGACTTGACGGAGTAACCACCGCAATTGCGATGAAAAAATACCTTGAGGATAATGGTATTGATGTTGTTGGTTCACATATAATTCAATATGGTGATAAAGAGTTTGCGGTGAAGAAAAACGACGCGACTGGTGATATAATGCCAGTTTTAGTTGATTTTGCTAAGGGTAAACCAATGTTCGTTATTCACACAGACCATCATGATAGACAAGCGGGTGCTGAAGATACCAAATCAACATCATTCAGACCATCTCGTTCAAATGTTGAAACAATCTCACAAATAGTATCTCCGAAAGATATATTTCCCTCTTCAGACATTTTATTAATTAGCACTGTAGACTCTGCGGATTTTGCGAAGTATGATATCTCACCGGATGAAGTTGTAAATTATTTATTCAGAATCGATAAAGATAAGAGTTTACAAAAAAACAAAATGTTGCTTGGGTTAGTAATTAATAAACTAATACTAGCATTTAAAAACAAACCAGGGTTCATGGAGAATTTAGTCATGAAATCTAATCCATCTTTAATGTCAATATTGACAAATATTAAAGATTGGATGAAACAAACAAATGCTCCTGCTCCTGAGGAATTACAAAAGAATGCCGAAGCATACAAAGAAACAATGAAAGGATATCCTAAAGTTGAGGATAATATAATATTTCAATATGGTGGAGGCTCAATGATTAAGCCAGGTTCTTATGATAGATACACACCATTCAGAAACAACCCTGAAGCCGATTTCTTAATCATGGCTTGGCCATTAGGATTGGTTCAGGCATCTTGTAACCCTTTCAAAAAGGATAGAGAATTGAAAGGAGTTAATTTAGGTGAGATTGCTCAAGAAGTTTTGGGTAAATGGGAGGGTCAATTAAAAGAAAGAACCATTCCATTATCAACTATAAAATGGATTTCAGAATCATCAAAAGATTTTGGTCCTGAAAGTGTTGGGTTCACATTTAAGGATTTTAAAGCATTATATGGTGACAAATTCACAACGATTGAGAATGGAGAAGAAGTATTAGACCACATCCAAGAAATGATGGAAATACCATTCACTGAATTACCTGAAGAACACAAAGAAATGTTGGATAAGATTGGTGTTAACGCTTGGGATTTGATTCAAGCTAATAGCGGAGGACATAAGTGTATTACAAATATTTCAGGGTTGAATTATCTTGGAAGAGGTAAAAGACCACCTCAAGGTAAATACAAATATGATTCCGAGAAAGATGATTCTCCATCTGTTAAGTTCACCAAAATGATTGCAACTGAATTTGAGAGAAAGTTGAAAGAAAAGATTAAAGAATCAAAATAGGTATTCAACACTATCACCTGGTTCAATACCAAGTCTTTCACAAGCACCTCCATCGATTTCCAATACAATATTACCATTTCCACAATAACTTGAACATTCCTTACTATTACAAGGAGGACAATTGTGATGGATATTAACAATAACATTATTCTTAATGATGATGATGTCCAAATTTTGGATACAATTCTTCATCCAAAAACATTGTTTACTACCACCCATTAAAAATAATAGTCCATTAAAGGTCTCATCAAATTTCTTACCCATCATTCCAATATACTTGGACCTCTCGTCAATTAAGGTTTTAACCTTAAAGATATTGTCGTTAATTTTAACTTCCATAACTATAAATATAAAAATATTTGATTATATTATAAAAAAAAATTGGATTTTTCATAAACTATCGTATATTTATATTCTCATCCGTAAGGATATATACCCCCAACTTTATATCTCGCAAAAAAAATACGGACAAGATGAGAATTTTGTCTTAAATTTGCGGAACAAATGAGATAAGAGTCTCAAAAACAACCCCACCGGTATCGAGTGTAAAAACAAAAATATTAGGTGGGGTATTTTTAACAAAGGTCTTGACAGATGAAAAAAATGTTGTATCTTTGTAGTCCAATTAGGAAATAAGTTCTTAGAAATAAAAAATATACAGCAGGCGGGGGGCATGGCGTTCCATGAGTCTCATAAACTCACATAGCTTGGTTCGATTCCAAGGCACTGCAACTCTGTAAAAAAACAAAGGTCTTGACAAATGAAAAAAATGTCTTATCTTTGTAAAACAATTCTGAAAAAGTCGAAAGAATTATTCAGAATGAAAATGTTAAAAAACAACAAAGGTCTTGACAAATGAAAAAAATGTCTTATCTTTGTAAAACAATTCGGGAATAACCGAAACGAGTTCTTTGAAAAATATTATTTATCCATCAGGTTAATTTGATTCTTCGGGATTATATTAACTTGAGAAACGATAATCGGCCGTATATGGTCGTTAAATAAATTTGGTGAAAGCCAATATAAAGTGAATCTGTTGTGTTAATAGGTTTGCGGCTTCGGGAACGGAGCTCGAGTATACAAGTGGGATATCAGTGAGCCTGTAGTACCGAGGATGACTTCGTAGGGAAATGGAAAACTGAATGGGCAATGTGGATTGTCTGTTTGAGGTGGGAACACCAACAAAAATGACCCATAGGAATTATGTAAAAAGTATGGTTATCCAATCATATTATTGCGAGTTCCAATATTATAGTTAACTTAAAACCGAAAGGTAAGATGAAGAACGAGTGGTGTCGCTAGCATCCTTAAGGATGACCTACCAAGGTCTCTTTTTGAAGTAAACTTGAAATATGAAGGTAGGGATACCTTAAGGAGTAGTTTAGTATTCTGTCGTTCAAAAGATGACGGAGCTTACGGTGGACCACTACTTCTATCATCCACAACACACAAACTTATAGTTTACAATGTTAATGTAAAAGTTATACTAAAAATCATAAGCACAAGTGTCCATCAGGTTTTAACGAAAGTCGCCTACATAGTCACGGGTTGTCCGTGGCACACTAACACCGCAAGTCGAAGTGTATTTTTACCAAAGACCTCTAAGGAGTCGAATCCTGAGTCAGTTCGCAAGATTGAAGAGAGTTAAGTAATGAAAGAGTAGTTAAAGCCTCAAGAAGTGATTGGTCTAACCAATCGGCGATGAGAATTACATTCCAAAAGAATGTGGAAATGAAGTGAAACAATAATACTTCTAAAGATTCTCAAAATAAGGTATATTCTCAGCCTATATTTTTTTATCGACGCTCCGGATACATATGAAAACAAAGCCTAACTAACCCTTCACTTATGTGAGGGGTTTTTTATTTTAAAAAAAATTAACAACTTCATAAAAATATTTCTTGGTAATTAGAAAAAAAACATTATCTTTGTTGTCTAAATAAAAATATATGAATATACCATCTCACACTATCAAGATTCAACACGAGACATTCGGAGTATTGTTGAATGAAACTTTTGTAAATCAAACTCAATTCAAGTTATTCTTGAAAATGATTCAAGGTTGTATTGAGATGAAAGAGGATTTAACATTCTTCAATGGTGTTGAGTTCTTAATCCATATCCCACATAAACATTTGGTGAATTCTATAATCACAACAAATGTGGATAATTATACATTAGCCGAACATTTAATTACAAAATCTAAAATCGAAGCATTAGAAACAAATGGGTAAAATATTAAGTAATTTATTGAAAATAGCACTTGGTGCTGGTGTTGTCTATACCGCATATAAAGTTGGGCAAAGTAATGGTGAAAACAAAGAGTCGGATTTGTTAAAAGAAACGAGGGAGGACATTCATAATGAAATAGACTTCATAACAAATCTCATTAAAGAACACCAAGACGAACCAAACAAGACCCAAAAAAATCTTGATGATATGAGGGAATTAAGGGAACAATTATACGAATTAAGAAAGAAGTTAGAAAATTTGAAGTAAAAATATGATAACAATTAAAGATATTATTAAATGGTCTAAACCGCACCAATATAGTGGTGGTGAAGGTCGAATGACAAGATTTGGAGATGGTCGTGTTACCTTCTCAATTGTTGGAGGTGCAAAAGGATTGTATGGTGATTTTGTTGAGACTTTCGAAGTTGCGATTTTTAATACCAAAACTGGAGACTTTATAACTAATTTTTTCTATCCTGAGGGTGGTGACGATATTATTAGTTATATGCCAGCAAAAAAAGTTGAAGAGTTAGTAAACTCTGTGATTAAAAGAGAAAATTTGAGTGTTGAACGATAGTTTCCAAGTTTAGTAAAACTTGGTGGTGGACGCTTGACTTTTATGTCAGCCCTTTAAGAGAGACTTCGGTCTCTCTTTTTTTTTATATTTGTGAATCGAAGTGTATTATAATTCCTGTTTTGGTGTAAATATAATCTCTAAATTCATCTTGAATTTCATCTTCAATTTCACCAACCTCTCCCATATCACCCATATCTGCCTCATCCCATATGTCTGCCAATGTTGTAGGAGTCTCATTTATAGTTAAACGATTCTCACCAAAACTATAATGTATCCACACCTCCGTGATATCTTCTCCTTCACCTTCCACCAAATCAAAATCGTTAATAATAAGATGCATGTAATCACCATCACCGAGGTCTAATTTAAGTCCCGGGTGATAAGTTAAACCTAATGACGAGAATACCTTCTCAATGAACTCTTGAGTTCCTCCCATTCCTATGTCTTCGGATAAGTTTTTGATAAAACTTTGTAATGGGTATGATGCGGCATTTGCAATGGTAATTGTATCAGGATTTGTGTTTGGATATCCCGCTTTTTGTAATATCTTCAAAAAATTTTTTACTTCTATCATTATGATATATATCTACTAGTTAGTGAATTATCCATATTAAATATTTTTAATGTCTTTTGACCTGAAATGAATAATCTTGGATTATCATCATAAGATGTTGCATACATTTTATCCATTTCTAAATCATCATTAAGTCTTTCGTGGTTATTTTCAATACTTAAAATGATGTATCTTTCAAACCTATTTAAAAAATAATCATAAGTAAATGCGCCGTATGGTGTTCCTTCGCTTTGTTCACATGCGTCATTCATATCTTTATCCCAACACGCTATTGTGTATAGGTCATATTCGGACTCATCAGATATATATTCTCCATCTCCTTCGCAGTAATCACAAGTTTCATTTCCGGTTCCTTTACAGGTATAACATTGGAAACTACCTTGACCTGCACATCCATCACAAGTAACTTCACCACTAGCAGAGCATTCGTCACAATCTACCTCTTCACCATTCTTTTCAACTGTTCCATATCCGTTACAAGTTTCACAACTAACTGTTCCATCACCTTCACAGGTATCACAATCAACTTCTCCACCTCCACCACAACTTTCGCATTCCCATCCGCCATTTCCATTACACTCATTACAAGTCGCAATATGTTCTTTCTCGGTGATTAACAATAAATCGGAGAATGCTAAATTGTTAAGTATTTTATCACCATAATCAAAATCCTTTGTATTCTTATAAGAATAAATGTATATCACTAATTTGATAATGTCTTCAGGTTTAAATGTTTTGTAAAAATCTTTGTGTTCAATATAAATGTCCGAAAACATTGTGTATGTTTCCTGAGGGTCATTAAATTCTTTAACCGGAAATTGTTTTACCAACTTTGTTGATAATCTTTTTAATCTATCATTCATATCTTGAGATTACCATTACACTAAATCCAAATTTATGAGTATCATCCACAACATATTCAATTGTATCTATTCTCGGCTCTCCAATATAAACTTCATCATCAACACTAAGTGATTTTAATTTGCCATCAGGTTTTATGATGTATGTTGAAGCGGCTGAATGAACTAAATCGCTCACCTTATTCAAATCACCTGAAAAAGTTCTACTATCAACACTATCAATACCACCTTTATAGTTACATTGTATCATGATAAAATAACTATCAATTTCTACTGGTTCTCCTCGAGTGATATTTAAATCCACATCAACGACGATATCTTCAAAATTTGGGTTTAATTCTTGGAATATTAAATATTCGAGTTTTGCAGCTATTTTTTTTCCGTCCATAACTTATAAATATTTAGATTTTCAAACTTAACACAAATATAGTTGACATTTGACATTTCGGTTAGTTTTTTTATAATTAAAAAAATATAACATTATGACTAAAAAAATTATTATAACTGAAGAAGAAGTTAACAAACACCCTAACGATTATGACTTGGGAGAATATGTTAGAAAAAAAATGAACAAATCAACAGGTGATGAGGAAGTTATATGTGAATGTGGGAAAAAATGTTCTTGTAACAAAAAAAATTGTTTGAAGAACTACACTGGTAATTATTGATTTGGTTATCAGGAAAATTTTACCTATACTTTAAATTATAAAATTAAAACATATGGAAAATATTAAAGAAAAAGTAAACGAAACATTCAAACAATTATCGATGTATATCATCATCTCCTTGAGTTTTGCTGTCGGCATATCAATCGGGTATTACTATGATATAATTAAAACAAGTTTCTCCAACCAACTTTCAGTAACATCGGTGAAGAGAAATGAAGTTAAACTTGCAATTGATGAGAACAACAATCTGTTGGTAATCAAAAGAAAGGATGGTTCATATACCGTTTATGAGGATTCGGTAGGTTATACCATCTTCAATCTATATGCCAAAAATATTTGGGGTCAGGCTTCACCTAAAAACAATTCCAATTAATGATAATAAACGGATTTAAGTATCTTTATTTGTTGTTTGCGGTTGGAATTGTCTTGGTGGGATTCAATCTATCGGGAGAAATGAGTGATGGTGGAGGATATAACTTTGGAAATAAAAATCTCCACTCCACTTCACCATATAGTCTCCAAGTTTATACCTCAATTGAGAAGTATTCCAAACAATACGACATCCCAAAATACATTGCATATAATATCGCATATCTTGAAACAACATATCAAGGACCATTTGATTGGAGATATCATGGCAAATTAACATCATATGTTGGAGCCAAAGGTCCAATGCAGATTATGCCAAAAACTGCGGATTGGATAACAGGAAAGAACATTACCCAAAAAGAATTGTTACATAACATTGACTTGAATGTTAAAATTTCAATGAAACTATTACATAAGTTGAGAAAACAATACAACGATTGGGGATTAATTTGTGGATACTATAACACCGGATACCCAAGAGTTAATGATTATGCCCGGTTTTGTGTTAACAATAAAGATTATCAAAAAAACTGGGTTGGTTATTAAAAAAAATATATTATATTTGCATTATGAGTTACATTATTATAAAATTGATTAAAGACCTTAGGTCAGAAAAAGAATTACCGGTAATCATTTTGGATACCGAAGGAGAAGTATTGGAATACGATACAAGAGAGGAAGCTGAAGATATGAGAGCCCGATTTGAAATTAACTCGGATTCAGGACACAAGTATAGAATTAAAAAAATTGGTGAAAATGATACCACTACTCAAAATTGAGGAAGAACTTATTGATGAAGTATTAGAACAATTTAACTTTACTAAATGTAAGTCGGTGATGGACCATTTGCGTTGGGGTTGGGGGTTTGATAATCAGGTCCCAACAATCCAAGAATTGAAAAAAAGTGCTAGAAATAGGATTAACACCGCAATTGAAGGTATTAAGTCGGATAAAACTCATTCCTATAGGGAAACTTACACTTGCTCAAGTGGTGGATTAAAAGCATCAGTATGGAAGAATCGATATGGTCGAATTTCTGACATCCAACTCGAATTTGTATTAACTGATTGGTCAACTTTCTAATGACGGATATTTATTATCATGAAAGTTTGTATAAAAAATAATAATTCAATAACTTTGGAACAAAGTAAAGTCGTTAAAGACTTTGTGAGTATGATTCAAAGCGAATTGCCGTTAACAAATAATGTTAATATTAATTTTGTTCCGGAAAGAGATGTGAAGATGACAACGGGTGTTAGATTCCCAAAAGGAAAAATATTTGTTTTAAGTGGTAATAGACTTTTAATAGATATTTTGAGAACATTAGCTCATGAGTGGGTTCATGAGTATCAACACCAAAAGATGGGATTAAAAGACGATCAAAAAATTCAAAATATTGGAGGACCTGAAGAAAATATGGCAAATATATTGTCCGGAATTTTTGTTAAACAATTTGAAAACCAATATCCAAATCATTCAAAATTATTATATGGAGAAGACGAGTAAATTTATTAAAAAAACACTAACAAACCTATATTTTGTTGCGTTATTCGCATTATGGTGTGTTGCAATGATTTATACAATTGACGCTGTGGTCTTTAATAGATAATATTTAAAGTTACTTATATTTATATATTAAAGTATAAGTATGGCTCAACCAATTAAATATAATACAGGAACCAAAACAACAGGATGTTGTATAAGAAAAGGAAATTACGATATTGGTATCGTTCAAAATAGAGAATATGGTCCGACCGCAAATACCGAATTTTGGAATGGATATGATGTTCCATCAGGAGGATTTGTAAGTTTTCAAAATAAAGGGTCACAAGGACCTTCGATTTATTCAATCCCCGATGAAGCATCATTAATTGAATATGGAGAACAACTTAATTTGGGTGGTAGTTATCCGACACGATGGGATGTATTACAAAGGTGTTCGGAGTTAAATACTATTGCACTTGTTAATATTGAATACCCTGAAATACCTTTAATAGATAATTGTCTTTTAATATTAGACCCTGGTTATACCGCTTCATATCCTTGGACTGGAAATACCTTTTTTAATATTACAGGAGGTAATCCAACAGGTGGAACTTTGAATGGTGGTGTTCAATTTGCCCAAGGAGATGTTCGAAATAATTGGGCAGATGCTACTTTACAATATGATACGGATACATGGGTTAATGTTTTACCTTTTAGTGGTGCGCTAACCACTTTTACGATTAATGTTTGGGTTAATATTTCTAGTCCTGGAAATGCCAATATTAATCTTGTTAGTCAAACATATTCAGATTTCGGTTATATACCTAAAAGTGATTGTAATTTTTTTATTAAAGGTGATGGTTCTGGTAATGGATTTGGTGGTGGGTTAAGAATTTCTAACACTGACTATGTTCTGACTACTGGTAGTCTAAGTGGTTGGAATAATTTAACATTAACTTATGATGGAGGTAATTTAATAATGTATATAAATGGGGTTAGTTCCGCTATTCTAAACGTTAAACAAACACCTGTTACAAATGGGTCAGATACCTTAATTGGTGGAAACACTAATGGACTTTCAGGTGGAAGTTCTTCTGACTATTTTGATGGAAAAATTGGCGTTGTTCATATTTATGATACCGCATTAGATAGTGGACAAGTTTCACAAATATATAGTCAATATGCCTCAAGATTTTAAACATAGGTTCCTATCCTTCATTATAAATCATTAGAAAAAAATAATACCAAATAAAAAAAAATTACTATCTTTGTATCTCAAAATGATTAAAGATGGAAAATTTAAGAAAATTAGCAAGTATTAGAAAAATTAGTGATATCCAACCTATTGAAGGTGCCGACATGATTGAATTAGTAATCGTTGACGGATGGAAAGTGGTTGTTGCCAAGAATGTTGGACATAAGCTTGGAGATTTGGTAATCTATTGTGAAATCGATTCATTCTTACCAATCAGGGAAGAATTTGAGTTCTTACGCAAAAGTTCATACAAGAAAATGGTAGATGGAACCGAAGGGTTTAGATTGAGGACGATTAAACTTCGTGGGCAGGTATCACAAGGTTTGATTTTACCCTTATCAGTATTAGAAAGTGGTGATGAAATGATGATTGGTATTAGTGAGCAACCTTCAGGACCACAATTACAACTTGGACCATACGACAATGCGCTTGTAATTGAGGAAGGTGCTGATGTAACTGAAATGTTAGGAATTATTAAGTATGAACCACCAATCCCGGCAGAACTTGCTGGTAAGGTAAAAGGTTTATTCCCTTCTTTCTTGCGTAAAACAGATGAAGAAAGAATCCAAAACTTAACATTGGAGTATGAAGGGTGGAAAAATTCCGACAAAGGATTTTATGTGACCGAGAAGTTAGACGGGTCATCCGCAACATTCTACTTCAAAGATGGTGAATTCGGTGTATGTTCTCGTAATTTGGAATTATTGGAAACAGAAGGAAATACTTTTTGGAAAGTTGCTCGTGAATTAAAACTCGAAGAGTGGTTAACTTCACAAGATGTTAACTATTCGATTCAAGGCGAGCTTATCGGTGAATCGGTACAGGGAAATCCTTATAAAATCAAAGGTCAAACCGTTCGATTTTTTAATGCGTTCAATATCGATACTCAAGAATATCTTGGATTGGAAGAGTTTGAATCGTTAATTTCATCTATGGGATTAAAAACCATTCCGATTTTAGATAGAGAATTTACTCTACCTGATACCATTGATGAGTTATTAAAATATGCGGATAGTAAATCGGTATTAAACTCAAGTTTCGATAGAGAAGGAGTGGTTATTAGAAGCGTAGATAGAAAAATCTCCTTCAAAGTAATATCAAACCGATTTTTGCTGAACGAAAAGTAACTAAAATAACCCTCACAGAAATGTGGGGGTTTTTATTTTTAGATATATTTATGATTATGAAGATAATAATTACAGAAGAACAATTTAATCGATTTAATAGAAGTAGTCCTGCATTACAGAATGGGATTATTAAGTATTTGAATCACTACATTGAGGGTGGTAATAGAAAGATTAAACAAAAATCTCGTAGCTATGGTAATCTTGGTGAAGATTGGTGTGTTGATGGTAAAGAAACAATAAGTGCTTATTATTATTTTGACGAGGGTAAATTTGATAAAGGTCATTTAATGGTTGATAAAGAAATAGTAGAAACCATATCCAAACTAGTTAGTGTAAAACAATCGTATGTTCTACATGTTATTGAAGAATGGTATGAAGATACAATGATACCAAAGTTTGAACAAATAGTTGGTGAATCGGGATTATATATTAATTTAATTGATACCGTTGAAAGAACACATGATTGTATTCCTGAACCTACAAAACCTGAAGGTATTACTGATGATGAGATGGTTGATTTTATCGTGAATAACACTTTATATCGTAGACCTGAAGTTATTGAAAAAATAGAATCGGGTGAAAGAGACCTTGAAGATTTTTATTTAGATATTGTAGATACTGTCAATAGAAAAAAAATATTCGGTATTTAGATATCCTCAGGTAAAGAATCTGTATCACTTATTTTCGGTGGAAGAGGTGGGGATAATATAAACTTATCATTAACCCAATTTCTTAATTCATTTTCTACGAAATATTCCGGAACCTCCTCGTTATCTGGCTTGTCATTAACTAAATCTGCAATATATCTTGCAAATTTAACTTTATATTTATCATCCAACATGGTCATTAATCCATCGGAAATAAAGAATAGTTTTGAGAAAGGGTCATTCAACCCAAGTTCACCTTCCGCTAGTTTAAATGCTTTTAAAATTGCTTTACCCCAAAATGTCTTGTAGTTTTCAGTTTCACTTAAACTTGGGTTTAATATTTTCCCAACAGCTCTAATTGAACTTGCGATAATTCCCGGTAACATCAACTGAGGTAAAAACCAAGGAAGTAGACGTATGGTTGCTTTAAATCCACCTTCACCAACATGAGTAAGAACTCTATTTTTAATTGCGGTGTTAACCAAAGACTTTAATTGTCCGAAAGTGATTTTACCTTGTGCGCTACAAAATTTTTCACTATCACAGATATTTTTAATTGCAGATTTTGAAGGTTCAATTTCAGTATCTTCGGTTAGTAATCTGTATTGGTGTTCGTTGATTATGTATTTCATAATTTATAAATATATATCACCATCAACTTTAACCATTTGTCTTATTTCTGCTCTAGAATATTTTCTTGATATTGGAGTTCTTTTCAAATCCAAAATACCTCCAACCGATGTTAGGTTTCCAAGGGATTTTATTTTATTATATCTTAAATCCAAATTACCTCCAACCGAAGTTAGATTTCCAAGAGATTCAATGTTTGTGGTTCTCAAATCCAAACTATTTCCAACCGATGTTAGGTTTCCAAGGGATTCAATGTTTGTCCCTCTCAAATCCAAATTACCTCCAACCGATGTTAGGTTTCCAAGGGATGTTAGATTTTCACAACCATTCAAAAACAAACTACCTCCAACCGATGTTAGACTTCCAAGGGATTCAATGTTTGTCCCTCTCAAATCCAAACTATTTCCAACCGATGTTAGGTTTCCAAGGGATTCAATGTTTGTCCCTCTCAAATTCAAATAACCTTCAAACGAATATAATGGATTACCTTTCCTCTCCAAAAATTTCTGCAAGGCTTCCCAACCACCAAAAATATTTAATGACGAAATTTGAAGAACTTCTTGTTCTTCTTCGGTTAGTAATCTGTATTGACGTTCGTTGATAATGTATTTCATTATCAATAAATATTACTCTGCGTCAGATAATAACGAAATATTTAAATTGTTTTCACCATTCATTTCAAAGACTTTAACTTCAGGACAATTTCTATTAAGAACTTGAGCAAATTCTTTGGAAAACCCTTGAAATATAATATTCCTAAGAGGTCCGTTGTTTTGCAGTTGGTCGAAAAAACTTTGTTTA